TAAGTTACAAGCAATGAGAAAAAATTTTTCGGAAAATTTTGCGACTGTAGAGGTCGATCCAGTAACGGGCGAATATATCTTAGTCTTTCCTGAATGGTTAGTTAATGATATGGGTTGGTACGAGGGTACTGTGTTAGAATGGAATGTTGAAGGGGATGAAATTATTCTAAAAGAATCTAAAGATGACTGATAGTACAAAATTTTTCCATATCTACGCAAAAGACGAATGCATCATGCCTTGTGTAAAGGAAGAAGACTTTAAAATAACTTGGAACACTTTAAATGCGATGGTTGGTCTAATGCAGACAAACTATCAAGCAAAGGATCTAAGTTACGAAGAAGTTACTATTAATAAGTATTCTTCTGAGTCTGCTGAAGATCATTCTTATTGACAGAACCTACATAATGCAGTATGATTCATACTGAATCGATTCACATTCAAACTTGACCAAATTATGGCTAAAGGATTTACAGTAAAAGCAAAAACGCCCGTTGCGTCTTCAAAGAAAGAAGAAGAGTTTGATTACGCGAAAGCAAGAGAAATGATTAAAGGTAAGACAGTAGTATTCTGTCTACCTGGACGAGGAGTATCATATATCTTCTTAAAGTCTTTCGTACAACTCTGTTTTGATCTAGTACAAGCAGGTGCAAGCATTCAAATCTCTCAAGACTATAGTTCCATGGTGAACTTTGCACGTTGCAAGTGTCTTGGAGCAAACGTACTTCGTGGACCTGATCAGATTCCCTGGGATGGTAAACTCAAGTATGACTATCAACTCTGGATTGACTCTGACATTGTGTTCAATACTGAGAAGTTCTACCAACTTGTTCTGATGGATAAGGATATTGCAGGTGGTTGGTATTGCACTGAAGATGGTCATACTACTTCAGTTGCACACTGGTTGGAGGAGGATGACTTCCGTTCCAACGGTGGAGTCATGAACCATGAGACTCTTGAAAGCATTCAGAAGCGTCGTAAACCATTTACCGTTGACTACACTGGTTTCGGTTGGTTGCTTATCAAGCACGGTGTCTTCGAGGACAAAGGTATGCCTTATCCTTGGTTCGCACCTAAGATGCAAGTCTTCGAGTCAGGAGAAGTGCAGGATATGTGCGGCGAAGACGTTTCTTTCTGCCTTGATGCGAAAGAAGCAGGTTTTGATATCTGGTGCGACCCTCGTATTCGCGTCGGACACGAAAAAACTCGTATCATCTGATTCCCATGGCAGAAGACCGTTATACTATTCAAGTAAACGGAGAGGTCCTCTTCAAGTCATTGTCGCAAGACGAATACTTTGACAGAATGGAGGACCTTGCCTTAGAATATTACCAGCGAGGCGTCCCTCGTCCCGAGTCCATTCAAACTATTATCATTAACGAAAACGGAGATTTGACAAATGGCAATGCGATCTAAAGTCGGAATCAACAAGTCTGGTTATATCAGCGGTCCCCCGAAAAAAACTCGTCAAGGAAACGGGAACGGAACCAAATACGCTTCGACTTCCCGCAATAATGCAAAGAAAAAATATCGCGGACAAGGAAAATGAAGAATCTGCTCTTTATCTCTGAAGATAAGGAACGGGCACTCATCCAGGAGATGACCTATCGGATGAAAATGGCGAATCTGCCTATTCATCCTTCGGATACTTGCTTTCTAATGGTCTCTCCTGACTACTCTGCTGTTGTAACACAACATCTCTCCCATTCGCTTTCAGTGGATCGGGAGATTTTTCATATCGAAGCAGTCAATGTACCCTTTCCTGATGAAGATGTACGCGAGTATCGTACTGAGTTTACTCAAAGTTTCATGAAATGGCAGACTCGATGGGATAAATTCGTCCTTATTGAGGCAGGGGTCATTCGTGGAGGTAACTATACTTGGATTTGTGATGTTATGACCAAGGCATCAGGTGCTGATATCTGGTCTGTTGCCCTTTGTGAGAACATTCATAGCAAATTTAAGAGCGATTTCGTCTCTTTGTACTATGATGACAACCAATTTGACTTACATTTCTGGTGGGAACAACCAAACAACCATTGGCACTGGCAAAATAAATAGAAAAAGGGATAGCAACCCCTCTAAAAGTTCTAGAAACGAACTTTTGGAGGCAAAATGGCACAAAATCCTGTTCCAGACCAAAGCAGAGACTTTATTGAGTCGGGAATGACGCTAATTACCGACACAAAATCAGACAAATACCTTAATCGACCAAAGAATTCTTACAATGAGTTAAGAGAAGTGGTCGGTGACCATGTTCATGACCTTGAAAGGCAGACAATGCTGCATGAACAGATCAGAAATGATGACGATTATGATGATTGGGAGTATGGTACTGAACCATCATACGGAAAGAGGGTATAAATAAGGTGAAGAAATACTTTATTGATGGCAAATCAACGAATTTCGCGTTCATTTAAAGATATCAGCTTGTCATTTGAACCACATCCAGTGACAAAGGACCTGCCTGCGTTGAAAAATGAGGGCGCGATTCGCAAATCAGTAAGAAATATTGTTCAAACCATTAAGGGAGAGCGATTCTTTGATTCACTTTTTGGATCAGATGTTCGTTCTGCCCTTTTTGAGTTTATAGATTTTGGTACTGCAACGTTTATTGAATCTCAAATCGCAAATGCGGTATTAAATTATGAACCAAGAGTCGAAAATCTAGTCGTAAAGGCAGATCCTAGACCAGATGACAACTCTTTTGATGTTACTTTATATTTTGATGTTGTAGGATTGGATATACCAACACAAGAATACACTTTTATGCTAGAGGCAACCAGATAAAATGCCTTTTACCAAGTTTACAAACCTAGATTTTGATCAAATCAAGACTCAGATCAAAGATTACCTTCGAGCAAACTCTGATTTCTCGGATTTTGACTTTGAGGGGTCTAATTTTTCTGTAATTTTAAATGCACTGGCGTATAATACGTACATTAACGCATTTAATGCGAACATGGTCGTCAATGAATCCTTCTTGGATTCGGCAGTCTTAAGAGAAAACGTCGTATCTCTTGCGAGATCGATCGGATATGTGCCTAGTTCTAGGACCTGTGCGCGGGCAGAAATCAATTTAAGTGTATCGGTAAGTACAACGAGTCCAACCATTACTCTAGAGGCGCGTGGACCTGTCTGTGTAGGTTTAACAAACAACAGTTCATTCATATTTTCAGTTCCAGAAGGTATTACGGCAACTGTAGAAAATGGCATTGCAACCTTCGGAACAGCAGAAGAACCAATCTCTGTTTATCAGGGAACTCTACTGAAAAAGACGTTTACTGTAGATGGTTCTTTAGATCAAAAATTCGTATTAGATAATTCTTTCATTGATACTCAAACTATCGTAGTCAAAGTTGCTGGTGCATCTGATACTGGAGAAGGTAGAGAGTATAGACTAGTTGATAATATTCTTTCAATTGATGAAACTTCTGAAATTTACCTAATTCAAGAAGTTCAGGATGAAAAGTATGAACTTCTATTTGGAGATGGGGTATTTGGTAAGAAGTTAGAGAATGGAGCTAAGATTACTGTTACTTACATTGTAACTGATGGTTCAAATGGTAACGGAGCAGCAAATTTTGCATTTGCAGGAACTTTTGTTGACTCTCTCAACAACCCAGTAACTGTAAATTCGGTAACTCTAACAACCATCAATAAGAGTGCTAACGGCACCGAGATCGAACCAATTGAGTCCGTTAAGTACTTTGCCCCTAGACTGTATTCCGCGCAGTATAGAGCGGTCACAGCAAGGGACTATGAAGCGATTATAAGTCAAGTTTATCCCAATACAGAATCTGTATCTGTAGTTGGGGGAGAGGAGTTAGATCCTCCTAAGTTTGGTACTGTTCAAATTAGTATCAAACCTAAAAATGGAGATTTTATATCCGATTTTGATAAGCAACTAATTCTAAGTAGACTGAAGAATTATTCTCTAACTGGTATCAACCAGTCTATTGTTGATATTAAAGTATTGTATGTTGAAGTTGATTCTTCTGTTTATTACAACACATCTCTGACTGCAAATGTCAATGAACTGAAAACTAACATTACAAATTCTCTACAAGCATACTCAGATTCAGTTGAACTGAATAAGTTTGGAGGTAGATTCAAGTATAGTAAAGTTCTGAATGTTATTGACAGTGTAGATAGAGCGATTACATCTAATATTACAAAAGTAAAGATTAGAAGAAATCTAAGAGCACTAGTTGGTCAAGCAGCACAATATGAGTTGTGCTTTGGTAATGCTTTCCATGTTGACCCTAAAGGATTTAATATTAAGAGTACTGGATTTAAAATCAACGGTGAAACAGATATAGTTTATCTAACTGACATTCCAAATGCAGATAGAAAGTCTGGAGTTATCTCTATTGTTAAACCAATTTTAGAAACTGGGGAAAATAGAGTTGTTATCAAATCTGCAGGAACAATTGATTATGTAAAGGGAGAAATTATATTAACGACAGTTTTCATTACATCAACTGAAAATACCAATGAAGTAATTGAGATTCAGGCGTTCCCAGAGTCAAATGATATTGTAGGTCTCAAAGATCTATATCTGGAGTTTGATGTCTCCAAGAGCAAGATAAATATGGTAAAAGACACGATATCGTCTGGAGAGAAGATATCGGGAGTTGGTTTTAATGTAACTTCAAGCTATTCAAACGGAGAGCTAAAGAGAGGA